GACCATTTATATTTGAACCAAATGATACAATTACTCGTAACCAAGTAAAACAAGCATTTGAACAAGTACTAAATGATATTCTTGCTAAACGTGGTATCACTGACTACCTAGTTGTTTGTGACGAAACAAACAATACTTCAGATCGTATTGCTAGAAATGAACTTTATATAGATATTGCTATTGAACCAACAAGAGCAATTGAGTTTGTTTATATTCCAGTACGTTTGAAAAACCCAGGTGATATAGCGGCAGGTAATTAATAAAGTACGTATATAATTGGGAGAGGCAACTCTCCCAGTATCGTACTAAAAACAGGTAAATACTATAAAGAAAGATTAACAAGGATTATTAAAATGGCTGTTTCATCATTAAACAAATTTACGGTACCGTTAAGTACAAACCAAAGTGCTAGTTCACAAGGTTTGTTAATGCCAAAATTAAAGTTTCGCTTTCGTGTTACTTTAGAAAACTTTGGTATTAGTCAACCAACAACGGAAATGACCAAGCAAGTTATGGACTTTACTCGTCCACAGGTTGCTTTTAACCAAATCGAAATACCTATTTACAACAGTCGTGTTTACCTAGCAGGTCGTCCAGAATGGCAAGCATCAACAATACAATTCCGTGATGACGCAGGTGGTCAGGTTGCTAAACTTGTTGGTGAGCAAGTTCAGAAACAGTTTGACTTCATGGAACAAAGTGGAGCGGCGGCAGGTATTGATTATAAATTTATTACACGTTGCGAAATTTTAGATGGTGGTAACGGTGCTACAACCCCAACAGTTTTAGAAACTTGGGAAATGTATGGATGCTACTTACAAGATATTAACTACAATAACGTTGATTATAGTGTTAATGATCCTGTAACAATAACAGCACAAATTAGATACGACAACGCTGTACAAACACCAATTGGCACTGGATTAGGAACATCAGTTGGTCAAACTCTAGTTAGATCAGTAGCAGGTGTAGGTGCTATCACTGGCTAATTAACAACAGTAATTTAAAAAAGCTCAGCTTAAAAACCTGGGCTTTTTTTATGGATAAATATATAAAACGGATATTAATTTATGGCTGGTATATTTTCTAACTTTTTCCAACAAGCATTGACAGGTCCTAATCTGCGTGATTATCGACATGGTCAACGTACCTTTGTTGACGGATTATATAGACTGAGTCCAAAGTATACACACCTCTTTCACGTGTTCTTTGACTTAAACCCAACTGCGGCTAATGTCACACAAAACGAGCAGATGGAAATAGGTATGATGGCTAAAACAGCCCAACTACCTAAGTTTAGTATTAGTCAAAAAACCTACAATGCCTATAACAGAAAAAACATCGCCCAAGACAAAATTAATTACGATCCTGTAAGATTTACCTTACACGACGATTCATCAGATGTTGTTAGAAACTTTTGGTACGACTACTATTCATACTATTATAGAGATAGTGATTACCAAGAAGAAATGTACAGAATGGCACACAAGTACAGTTTGAGACAACAAAAGAACTGGGGTTTTACACCTAAGTCTGATGCCAACTATCTTTCATCTATTAGAATTTATAGTTTACACCAAAAACAATTTAGTGCGTATAACCTAATTAATCCTATAATTACAGACTTTGCTCACGGAACACATGAACAAGGATCAAATGATGTAATGCAACACGAAATGTCGGTAGCGTACGAATCAGTACAATATGCTTATGGAACAGTAAGCAACGGAACGGTACAAGGATTTAACGTCATTCATTATGACAATACTCCAAGCCCTCTTAGTTCATTGGGTGGCGGAACTACCAGCATACTCGGGCCAGGCGGGCTGATTGATACGTTCAGTGGTACGTTGACTAATCTTAACAATGGAAATTACGCCGGAGCCGCATTAACTGCACTTAGAGGTGCCCAATCCTTTAAAGGTGCTGATTTGAAAGAAGTAGTAACAGCAGAAGCACTACAAGTAGGGAGAAATATACTACGGGGAGCAAACCCAACTAGTCAGTATTTTGTTCCGACACAAAGTTCAATAACTGATTCATTCTCAAAAGCAACACCAAGACAAACAAATACACAACCAAACATTAATGGCATTATTAATATTGGTTCAAGTCTATTTGGAGATTAACTAATGGTAGCCTCAACAAAAGTAACAAAAACAGGTAATTTACCACAGACAACGGTAGACGATACTAAAGCGTTTTTTAATAATTATTTTGAAGAAGATACCACAGTTTCTCAGTTTACCAACGATGCTGTTATAGGATTCTTCGAACAATGGACAGGCAACAAAGATAGTGCCAAAACATTGTCAGCGGCCATACTACGAACAGCACAAGCACAGGGCATTGACCCAATGACTCTGATAGAGGAATTTAAAAAGTTACAAGGATACGAACTTAATGCGTACCTAACATTGATTTTAAATCTAAACAGAGTAGGTACTAGTCTACTAGGAATATCAAATAACCCGCAACAAAGCCAATACATAATTCGTTCAATCCTTCCTTAGAGCTATGGCCAAGTACGCACAAGGAAAGTACCAGGTAAAAAATCCAGATAAGTTTATAGGTAAACGTTTACCGACATATCGATCAAGTTGGGAGTTTGCTTTTTGTAATTTCTGTGATAACAATCCTAGCATAGTGCAATGGTCAAGTGAAGGATTAAAAATTCCTTATAAAAATCCAGTAACTGGTAAGAACACTGTGTACGTCCCTGATTTTTTAATAGTGTACATGGACAAAAACGAACGCAAACATACAGAATTAATCGAGATTAAACCAAGCACACAAACCACAATGGAAACAGCAAAGTCAATCAAAGACAAATATGCTGTTGCAGTTAATATGGCAAAGTGGGCCGCGGCACAAAACTGGTGCAAGGCCAACGGAATTACATTCAGGGTCGTTACCGAATTCGATATTTTCAAAAACACCAAGCGGTAAAGCGGTAAATAATATTATGACTAAAAAATTAGAAGAATTGTTTAATTTACCTCCAGAGGAAAATACGGACAACATTGACACCGATAGTACTGAAGTTAAACAAACAATAGAAGACAACAGAGAAGTAATACAACAAGTTGATTTGGCCATTGACAAGATTGATGCCGCCTTACCAGGTGTTAGAGATTTAGATACTAGTGATCAAGAGCTTGATGAGTTAAGTGCATTAGCTAAAGAAAAATTCCAAGACTTAATTGACCTAGGTATGAATGTAGAAGCACGTTATAGCGGACACATTTTAGCCACAGCAGGAACTCTGTTAGGACATGCTATAACAGCCAAAGAAGCAAAACTTAGAAAGAAATTACAGATGGTTGACCTACAACTTAAAAAAGCTAAGTTAGACCACCAGACAAAAGAAACAGATGGCGACAAACTTCTAACTGCCGAAGATGGCCAGGGAGTAATTGTTGATCGCAACGAGTTATTAAGGCAGATACTAGGTAAGAAGAAGGATTAAAAAACCTAGTTTTAGCATAAATAACAATAAGGAACCACAATATGAAAACATTTATAGAATATTTAAACGAAACACAAAAAACTTACGAGTGGAAAATTAAGATTGCCAACGTTGATCCAAAAGATCATATGGATTGCTTAGAATCATGTCTTGATGGTTATCATCTAGATAGTATCACAAAGCCTAAATCGTTACCAATCACAGAAAGTCACATTGATTTTCCTAGTTTAAAGTCGCCTGAAGTTTGGGTATTAGAAGCAGTATTAAAATATCCAGTAATGGCTGATCAACTCAAAGCTATTGTTGCAGAAAAATTAAATGTTGCACAAAGCCAAGTAGCAGTAATGTCTCCACAACAAGAAGTTATTCGTGACGGTGTAGAAGACATTAAAGAATTTGAAAAAGGTACTTCTGTGCTAGAAGAAGAACTACCTGAAGCAAACAAAGAACAAAAAGAAGCTAGCGAAGCATACGCTAACCGCACTCCGTTACTAAAAGAGTTAAGCACACCTAAAGTAGAAGTAGAAGGTAGTGATGATACTCCTGAAGGTAACAAAGGAGCAACAACAAACGATCTACCAGAAGGTACTGATAGTCCAGTTGGTAGTAAACAAAATAAAATCCCATCAGCGAAATAAGGATAAGAAAAATGAGTAACAATATTTACGATATAATGGCTAAACTAAACAGTATAACCACTGAGCCAAAGCAAGATGAAACGCAAGAAGAAACTGTATATGAAAATCTAGAGCCACGTGGCAGTCTCATTAAAGCAGTTAAATCACTTGCTAGTAAATATGAAGATTTTGTCGCTGAGGAAAATAAACAAATAGACGAAACTCAGTTTAGTGATAAAGAAACTTTTGATAAACTTGCGGAACCGGGAGATACCTATAAAACTGCGGATGGCGGTACAGTCACAAAGACTGAAAAAGGTATCAAACATTCAGCACCAAGTGGCAAGTATGGTGCAGGTCCGGAAGATGATAAAGATGAACTTGACGAGAACACGTCTGAAAATACTTTAGAAGAAAGCCAGGCTGATATTCGTAACCATCCAATTTATACAAACGAAGAAGCCTGGGATCACTATCAGAAAGAACTAGCAGAAGCAAATGCAGAGCAAGAAGAAACTGTTGACATTCAAGACGAATTAAA